TCCGGATGAGAAGATCTATGCCCTGGGGGATAAGGTGACGATCGGGGATATTGCGCGGATCGTGGCGGAGGTTGCAAAGGGGTGAAAAAATGAGGTTACAGATCTCAAAAGACTTCTCTTTGCCTCTCGATGCCGTCACCCAGACCTTTGCCATCCTGGCCAAGCGCAGGGTCGGCAAGACCTATCTGGCCTCGGTGATGGCGGAGGAGTTTGTCGCGGCCAATCTGCCCTTTGCGGCGCTCGATCCGACCGGGGCCTGGTGGGGGTTGGGCTCAGGCAAGGACGGTAAGGCGGAGGGCGGTTTGTCGGTCTATGTGATCGGCGGTGCCCATGGCATCCCCCTTGAGCCTACTGCCGGCAAAATCATCGCCGAACAAATAGCCACCTATCCATCATTCTACATCATCGATGTCTCGCAGTTCGATTCCAATGCGGCCCAGGACCGTTTTGCCATGGATTTTGCCGAGCGCCTGTACCGGATCAAAGAGAAGCACCGCGAACCCCTGCATCTCTTTATTGATGAGGCGGATGCCTTTGTGCCGCAGCGCCCCATGCCCGGCCAGCAACGGATGCTTGGGGCGTTTGAGGCACTGGTGCGCCGCGGGGGCCTCCGGGGCATCGGGGTGACTCTCATCAGCCAGCGGCCAGCCGTGGTGAATAAGAACGTCCTCGAACAGACGGAGTGCATTATCGCCCTGCAGACAACAGGGCCCAATGATCAGGATGCAATTGATAATTGGGTAAAGAGGAACGGAACACCACAAGAAAGAGAAACGCTCATGTCTTCTCTTGCATCCCTGCAAAAAGGCGAGGCCTGGATATACAGTCCGGCCTGGCTGGAGGTGTTCAAGAGGGTCCATATCCGCGAGAGGCGTACCTTTAATTCCTCGGCTACACCCAAAGTAGGGGAAAAGCAGACTATTAATCCCGCCATGGTGGAGGTGGATCTCAATCGCCTGAGTGAGCAGATCCGGGCCACCATTGAGAAGGCCAAAGAGAGCGATCCGGAGGCCTTGAAGCGCAGGATCCGGGAGTTGGAGAGGCAGATTAAGACCTCGCCGGAGCCGACCATGTCTCACGCCACGATTCAGGGGATTGTCGAGAAGGGCCGGGAGGAGGCGCGGAGGGAGCTTGCGCAGAAAATCGAATATCTTGAACAAGTTCTAAAACAGCACCAGAAGCGCATGGCCGATGCGGCCTATATGCTGACGGGGAAGCAGATAGAGATGCCCAAAATTGAAAACCAATCCACCTTGAGAGGGGGCAGAACACACGCGGAGGGGTCACATAGGGTGGCCCCCCTGCCCCCACCTAGACATATCACAACGCCCCCCAATATCCCGAATAGTGAGATCAATCTCAAGTCTGGGGCCCGCCGGATGCTCGCGGCTGCGGTGAAATGGAATCCGAACGGCATCAATGCCATTCAGATGAAGGTGCAGGGGGGCATCAAGCACGACAATACATTCAGTACCTACAAGACCCAACTCCTCTCGGTGGGGGTTCTGATCGAAAAGCACGGGTTGTATTTCCCGACCCGGGCGGGCATCGACTTTCTCGGGGGCGATATTGCCACCCCGGAAACGACGCGCGAGGTGATGGACACATGGCTATCATTCTTCAAAGATGGCGCGCGGAGGATGCTGAAACATCTTGTCTATGATCTCAAGGGTGAGTTTACCACACATGAGGAACTGATGCAGGCTGCCGGCATCGAGCATCCGAACACCTACAGCACCTACAAGACACAGCTCAAATCGGCGCACCTGGTAGTGGAAGATGGCCACCAGATCGCGGCAAATAGGGAGACGTTATTCTTATGAAAGACCGGGAATCGTTATCCTCCAAAAAGTCATTCAGGGAGCTGATATCGAAGGTTTTTAAGAGAAAACCGACTAAGCCCAAGCCTATGCGGATCGAGCGCGATACGACCCATCTGCGTAAGAAATGGGCCAAGCAGGCTGCCGGTAGGAAATACCGGCATAAATGCCTGCTACGGCATCAGCAAAAGATGACTGCCCGGCGGAGGGCAAAGAACAAGTCCGCGGCAAGGTCGCGGCGGGTCAATAGGAAACGTGGCTGCCGAGCGCACGCGGCGGGAAGGAAATAATTAATGTATACGATATTTTACACCGAGTTTTGGCTCGATGGGTTCTGTGCAACTACATGGTATGCGCGAGATCAATGGGGCAATTTTGCACCATTTGCATGGTGGTAAGGCAGAAGATGGCGGGAGTGGCCGAAGTGGGAAGGCGAATCTAGGGAGACTGACGTTAGCGGAACCAAGGATCTGCTATGGGGGCGCTCCTTTAAAGAGACCTTGCACGCTGGTTCAAGTCCAGCCTCCCGCCAACCAAGAAACGTAACTATATGAACGAAATCTTAAAAGTTTTTGATATCACTCCTATTGCAAAACCCAGGATGTCCCCACCCGATATGTATATAAATCAGATTGAGGGGATGTCAGCCTGGGGAGATAGCGTGGATCGATGAGCGAGATTATAAAAACTTTTGATATCGTTCCTATTGCTAAACCCAGGATGACAAGACGCGATCGCTGGACCATGCGGCCGCAGGACCGCCACCGGGCGAGAAAATGCGTGCTCGATTATCTGGAGTACAAAGAAGAGCTCCAATTTCAGGCCTTTCCCGACTTTGAGATGCCGGAAAGCGGCTATCAGATAATCTTCGTTCTGCCTATGCCCAAGTCCTGGTCTGCCAAGAAAAAGGCGGCCATGGACGGCCAACCGCACCAGCAGACCCCGGATAAAGACAATCTTGAAAAGGCCCTGCTCGATGCCCTGTGCAAGACCGATGCCCATATCTGGGACGGCAGGGTGACAAAAATTTGGGGGGAGAAGGGGAGGATCATAATCAAAAATGATTGCCCACACTGCGCGGCATAGGGCCGCTCGTGGGGTCATGTCTTTTGGATTTTTTACATTACTGTGCAAGAGAGGTTTTGATGACTAATAATAGAGTTTCTAAAAAAATCAGGCGGCTGGCGCGGAGGCAGGTGCGGGAATTAAGCCCCCTGCTATGGGCAGAAGTCAAAAAACAGTTTTTGGCTATGCTTCCCAAAATGGGCTTCTGGGCGCGGGTGAGGCTGGCTATCAGGATTATCAGGGCGAGATCGATAAACCCGGAAGAGCAAAAGACGGTGCATCTCCCCAAAGGGGGACCTTCGGCGGCGCCGCCGACCAAAGCACCGGAGGGGTCCCCACCCCCGCTTCGCAGCTCGCCTCGGGGCGAAGCCACGGGCGAGGCGAGCCCACCCCCTCCTGTCCCTATAAATAAAAGTTGAGAGAGGAGAAGAACCATGAAACAATTTATGATTATTGAGAAATATGGGCAAAAAGGAGTGATGATTCACGACACAGAGCTTTTTGAGGAAGAGTTTAAGATGGCCATTGAAATGGTGCATCGCTGGGGCATGGTAGCCGGCGTGGATGCTGGCGAAGATTCATCCGGCCGCGCCAAAGTGCGTTTGGCAACTCCCGAGGAGGTCGTAACACGGGCCTTTACTTGTGTAAACCTTTTGCTGCAAGGGGCAAGAGATCGGGGATTGATCGTCAAAGTTCCCGATCTAAGCGAACTGAATCCCCCTCGACCGACCTTACCGCCAAAAGATGGTACGGATGCCTCCCGCTCGCGGGATGACTGAATGGTAGAAGACAGAAGGTGAGTCACTTAAATCCCCTACGCCCCTGCCGCAAGTCCGCCTCTGCTTTGATAAAAATATTAAGGAGGGGATGTCACCAAAGGTGACAGCGGGATGTAACAAAAATGGTATTTAATCCAAGGCGTCCTTGTCGTAAACCAGGATGTAAAAAGTTGCATCATAACCGCTCAGGCTTTTGCGATGAGGATGAGAAAGAATATAATAAGCAACTCGATGACCGGCGCGGGACTGCGCAGGAGCGGGGCTATGATGTCACCTGGCGCAAACTCAGGGATGAACATCTAAAAAAAGAGCCTCTTTGTCGCAGGTGTAAGGCACGGCATAGAATTATTCCTGCCACAATAGTGGATCATATTATACCAATCGAAGAGAGACCAGATTTGCGATTAGATGACAATAACTTACAAAGTTTATGCCGAACAGATCACGATATAAAGACGCGAGAAGATTTGAAGAGGAGGAGAACATAAGATGGCGGTATATCCGCACAGTTCGGCACAACTCACTGTGGGATCATCCCGCCTGAGATGTATCCCCTTTTGGTACAGGCGGGAAGAGAGTCTAAGGTAAGGTACTGTGCCAGGTAGGAAGCGCAAACCCACGGCTTTGAAATTGCTACAAGGCACAGCCCAGCCGTGCCGGATGAATAAGAATGAGCCGGCGCCGGATCCTGTGGCGCCCAGGGTCACGAAGTGGCTGCCGGATGAGCAGGCGAAAAAGTATTTCCTGCTTTTGACGGAGCGTTTGGAGCGGGTAGGGCTGGCATCCAAGACCTTTCAGGAGATGCTGGGCCTGGCCGCCCAGAGGATGGCGGAGATCGATGCGCTCAATAAAGTCATAGCAGAGGAGGGCTCTACCTATACGGCAACGAAGCTCGATAAGAACGGCGAGGTTGTCACCGAGCAAATCAAGGCCCATCCTGCCGTTGCCCAGCGCAGTGAGGCCATGCGGCATCTGCAGAGTTTGTTGTCCTCATTCGGGTTATCCCCTGCCGATATCAGCAAGGTGAGTAAGCTGGATCTTGGCGGAAAGCCCAATAAATTCGGGAATTTATAATGTCCGCACCCTATTTGATAGAAAATCCAAATGAGGGGATGTCACCGAGTGACAGCTGAACCCCCCCGCAAATACGAGACTCATGAGCACGTCAAGGCGGCCAAGGCCTATGCCCGGCATATAGTCTCGGGCAAGATCAAGGCCTGCGAGCTCACCAAGCTATCCTGCGGGCGCTTTCTGGCCGACCTTGATGCAAGCCGTTCTGTTAAAAAAGGGGTCATCTCCCCAAAGGGGGACCTCCGGCCGCAAAGCGGGATAGATGACAAATTTTCCTATGTCTTTAATAAGAACCGCGCCGAGCGGGCGTGTAGGGCTGCCGAGCTCTTTAAGCACTACAAGGGGGTATGGGCCGGTACGAATCTTATCCTCGAGCCGTGGGAATGTTTTATCCTCTGTAATCTCTTCGGCTGGGAGCACAGGCGGACACATCTCCGTCGTTTCCGCCGGGCCTTTATCTTCGTTCCCCGGAAAAACGGCAAAACAATGCTTGCCGCCATCATCGGTCTTATCATGCTGACTGTGGAGGCCGAGCCCGGGGCGGAGATCTATTGCGGCGCCACCTCCGAGGAGCAGGCAGACGAGGTCTTTCGCCCGGCCAAGGCCATGGCCGAGCAGGCCGATGGGTTTAAAGAGCATTACGGCATCGAGATCATGAAATCGAGCATCTTCCGGGAATCCGGCTTGTCCTTCTTTAAAAAGTTGATCGGCAAGCCCGGCGAGGGGCAAAGCCCCTATTGCCATATCTGCGATGAATATCATGAGCATCCTACGGCGGACCAGGTCAATACGATGTACACCGGCATGAAGGCCCGCCAGGAGCCGCTGCAGCTTATCATCACGACTGCCGGCGTGGATATCTCTTGCCCCTGTAAAGAGCTCGACGATCATACCAGGAAGGTCCTTAACGGCACAAGGCAGGATGAGCGGTTGTTTATCCTCCATTACACGATCGACAAAGACGACAAGTGGGACGATTTCGAGGTCTGGCGGAAGGCGAACCCGAACCTTGGCGTGTCCATATCAGAGGAGGATCTTAGGGCGACCCTGGCCGAGGCCATCCAGCGCGTGGGCGAGCAAAACACCGTCCGCACCAAGCATCTCAATGAATGGATGAGCGCGGGCACGGCCTGGATGAATATCACGGCCTGGAACAAGCAGGCAAAACCGGAACTCCGCCTGGAAGATTTCAAGGGCAAGCCCTGCTTTGCCGCGCTGGACCTGGCCTCCAAGATCGATGTCCTGGCCCGGACTCTATTATTCAAAGACGGGGATAACTATTACGGCTTCGGCAGGTATTATCTGCCGGGGGAGACGATCAAACTGCCGGAAAATGATCACTATAGACGCTGGGTGGCTGAAGGCTGGATGACGGAGACCGAGGGGGCAAGGACCGATCTGCACCGGGTAGAAGAGGACCTAAAGGCGGATAATGGGCTCTATCCTATCCGCGCCCTGGCCTTCGACCCGAGGGAGGCGAGTTATCTGATCGAAAACGTCTCGCAATGGCTGGGGGAGGATCGCTGTATCGAGGTGCCGCAGGCGCCGGTGCATATCTCCGAGCCGATGAAGGAGCTGGAGGCCATGATCTACGCCGGCAAGTTTTGGTATAACGGCGATCCGGTAATGTCCTGGATGATGGGAAACGTAATAAAGAAGGAGGGCCGCGGCGGCGGGCCGATAAAGGCCTACTACCCCACCAAGAACAACGCCGCCTCCAAGATAGACGGCATCGTCTGCCTGATCATGTGCGTCAAACTCGCCATGACCATGGATATTGATGATGCATCGCCATACGATAAGAGAGGAATATTGTGGGTGTAAATGAATGTCCACACGACTCGGGGAAACTCGTCGCGGGATCATCGCGTGCGCAATGAATCCCCTTTAAGACGCACGCGAAGAGATATTTTATGGGTATGAAAATAAAAGTTAAAAAATTCAAGGGATTTTTGAAACTTTTAATGGCAAAACCAATAACACAAAGGCAAATAGATGAAATTATTAATAAAGCCGTCAGAGATTATTGGGAAAAGGAGGACCTGAAGATGAAAAAAAAGATATCGTTTGAGGTAATTTCAAAAGAACTCGATATTACATTCCAAAAATTGAAGATCAAAGATGGTGATACCGTTGTTTTAAAGAGCCATCAGGGCTTAACTGCCGCACTGTATGATCATCTGTTAAAAGCTATCAATGCCTGGCGTGAAAAGATGGGTATAAAATTTTATTCCGTAATTTTGGATAAAGGGATGGATATTGAAGTAAAACGCAAAAAGGGATAAAATCGGATGTCTGAATCAGAAAAAATCTTTTCCCGCTAAAGGGGATGCCCTTTTTAAGAAGATAATGTGGGGCAGAGATAATGACTGAAAAAGTCTATGAAATATCGGTAGCGGCGGAGCGGCTCGGGATCAGTACAAGCAGTATCTACAGGATGTGGTATAATGGCCAGGTTGAGCTGCTTCGCCGCGGCCCCAAAAAAGGCCTCCGGATTGCCGAATCCGAGATTATCCGCCTGGAGCGAATAGCCGCCCAGCGGGCTGAGGTGTGGGTAGCACAGGGAGAATGAGAATATGAGCAGGACATTTTCTATTGCCTGCCACGACTGCAAGCAACACTTATGGATTGCCCAATCCAGCGCCGGGAAAGGGCATATATATATCGATGAATTACGCAAGAAAGCATTATATATCTTTCTTATGGCACATCGTGGGCATACGTTAGTATTTGATAATAATTGCGAGGGCGTAATTGTGGACTATAATGAGATTGAACCAGAGAAATTAGTTCACCAGCAATAATAATAAATTTTTTATCTTTGTCAATTTCCTCAATTTCGTCAATTTATTCTATTTTTCCGTTTTTCTTGGTAATTCCCTAATATAGCCGCATCATGTCTGCATGGGCTGGTTCTCCCGCCGAAGGTGGTCCTTTGGCCAGCTTTTTTCCCGGGTGCGTGCGCAGTCCGCTAAGGTCCTCGAAAGACTGATCCTTGAGGTCTATGGCGGGCGCGAGACTGCCTCCGGCATTACCGTCACGGCGGAGACGGCCATGCGGCAGATGGCTGTCCATGCATGCGTGCGTATCCTCGCCAATTCGATTGCCATGCTCCCCTGCCACCTCATGCAGCAGCAGGACACGCAAAAGACCAAGGCTCTGGACCATCCCCTCTATACCCTGCTTCACGACCAGCCCAATGATTGGATGACTGCCCCGGAGTTCTGGGGCATGTGCATGGCGCACCTGTGCCTGCGGGGTAATTTTTACGTTTTAAAGGCGCAGATCAATGGGCGGATAAGGGAGCTCATACCGCTCGCCATCGGCAGGGTCACGGAAGTCGAACAGGATAAGGATTTCCGGCTCTACTACAAGGTCAAGCGCCCCGGAGACGGCGGTCAGGTGTCCGCCCCCTCTTTGACAAAAAATCTAAAGGAGGGGATGTCACCAGGGGTGACAGATATCATCCCGGGCGACCGCATCATGCACATCCGCGGCCTGGTAATCAATGGGTTTATGGGTGTGAACCCCATCGAATACGCGCGGGAATCCATCGGCCTGGCCCTGCAGGCGGAAAAGCACGGGGCCAAGGTATTCACCAACGGCGCGAGGCTCGGGGGGGTCATCACCCATCCCGGAAGGCTTGATGAGGCTAAGGCCAAGCGCATCAGGGAATCTTTTGAAGCCGAGCATGCCTCGGTGGAGAATGCCCACAGGACGGCGATTTTCGAGGAGGGGATGAAGTGGACTGCGGCAGCCATGACCAACGAGGACGCGCAGTTTTTGGAAAGCCGGCGCTTTCAGAAAAAAGAGATTGTGGACCTCTTCTTTTCCATGCCTTTGTCCCTGCTCATGGCCGACGATACCAATCCCACCTTTGCCAGCGCCGAGCAGTTCTCCCTTGCCTATGTGACCTACGCCTTGACCCCCTGGACCGTCAATATCGAGCGGGCCATCAGGCGGGATCTTTTAAACGATGAGGAGAAAAAGACCTATTTTGTCAAGTTCAACACCGCCGGATTGCTTAGGGGCGATACCAAGACGCGCTATGAGGCGCACAAGACGGCTTTGGATGCCAGATGGAAGACGGTGAATGAGGTCCGTGAAGACGAAGATCTTAACCCATTGGACGAGCCCACACCTCGCCAAAAAGGCTCGGTGGGGTCATCAGGGCCGTGAGGTATCCCCTATTGTACGGCCCTGAAGAGATGCGAGGTTGAATTATGACTCAATTTAAGTATCGCAGTGAGAAGAATGCTGAGGCGATCAGCCGGATCTGGGGGAAATCGCTGGATAAGCCGGACTGGTACAGTATCAAGGCCCCCGTCTCGCCAAGGGCGGCCGAGGCGGGCAGGGAGGATGAGACCGAGATCATCGTCTATGACGTGATCGGCTGGCCTTTTATTGACGCCGACGCCTTTGTCCGTGATCTGGCCAATATCAAGACCAACAAGATCACGGTGCGCATCAACTCCCCGGGCGGCGATGTATTCGACGGCCTGGCGATCTTCAACGCCCTGTCCGGTCATAAGGCCAAGATAACGACCCGCATCGAGGGGCTGGCTTCTTCGATATCCTCGATCCTGGCCCTGGCCGGCGACGAGAAGCAGGCATACAAGAGCGCCATGTATATGATCCACGATCCCTGGGTCCTGGCCATCGGCAATCAGTACGATCTCAGGGAGACTGCCGATATTCTGGAGAAGATCGGGAAGAACTTGATCGATATCTATGCCGATAACAGCAACGTCGGCAAAAGGGACCTTAAACAGATGATGCAGGATGAGACCTGGTTCACGGCAAAAGAGGCCCAGGACCGGGGATTCATAGATACTGTGCTGGACGCGGGCGAACCCGTAAAGGCCAAATTCGACCTTTCTGTGTTCGCCAAGGTTCCGCCGGAGGTCCCCCGTTGGGGAGAGGGGCTGCAAGCAAATGACCTCACGGATAAGAAGAAAATCGATAAACGCACCCTGGAGCACGCCTTGCGTGATGCTGGCTTGTCCCAGGTGGAGGCTAAGGCCGTGATCGCGAGAGGCTTCGCGGCCATCGATGAGGAGGAGGCGAAAGCACAGGCAGTGACAGCAGTAAAACAATTATCAAAGACTAAACGGAGGTAAAGAATATGGAAGATCTCAAGAAAGTTATCGAAGATTTAGGTAGGGCCTGGGAGGAATTCAAGGCCGAAAATGACTGCTGGCAGAAGGAGATCGAGGCCAAGGGCCATGCCGATCCGCTGCTCACCGAGAAGGTGAACAAGATCAATGCCGATCTCTCCCAGATCGCGGCCATGAAAAAGCAGCTCGAGGACCTGGAAAAGACCGTTTCCAGGGGCGGCTTGGGCGGTGACGGCGACTGGGGCCGAACCAGCGCCAAGAAGGAGCATGCCAAGGCATTCGATCGCTGGTTCCGCAAGGGCATCGATGATGGTCTGAGCGCTCTTGAGGTGCAGGCCAATCTCTCCACCCTGTCCGACCCCGACGGCGGCTTTACCGTGCCCGAGGAGACGGAAGCGGCCATCGACCGCGTGGCAGCCACGCTCTCTGCCATGAGGAGGCTTGCCACCGTGCGCACCATCGGCACCGACGAGTATAAGAAGCTGGTGAACAAGGGCGGCGCCACCTCCGGCTGGGTAGCGGAAAAGGGCACCAGGGCCGAGACAACCACCCCGTCCCTGGTGGAGATCGCCATCAATACCAAGGAGGTCTACGCCATGCCCGCAGCTACCCAGAAGCTGCTTGACGACAGCCGGGTGGATATCGCCGCCTGGCTGGCCGACGAGGTGAGCATCGAGTTCACCGAGGAGGAGGGTGCATCCTTCATCACTGGCAACGGTGTCGAAAAACCCCACGGGATCCTGGGCTATACCGCGGTGGCCAATGCCTCCTATGCCTGGGGCAAAATCGGCTATATCGCCGGCGGGGCGGCATCCACCTTTACCGATGCCGACAAGCTCATCGATCTGCAGCACGCCTTAAAAAGCGTCTATCGCAACGGGGCGGCCTTTTTGATGAACGATGCCACCTTTGCCCACATCCGCAAGTTCAAGGACGGCGAAGGCAACTATATCTGGAGACCGGGCCTGGCGGAAGGCGCCCTTGACACACTCTTGGGCAAGCCGGTGGAGATCGACGACAATATGCCCGATATTGGCACCGGGACCTATCCCATTGCGTTTGCCAATTTCAAACGGGCGTATCTGATCATCGATCGCTTCGGCATCCGGGTGCTGAGGGATCCTTACACCTCCAAGCCCTATGTCCTGTTCTACACCACGCGCAGGGTGGGCGGCGGCATCGTGATGTATGAGGCGATCAAGCTGCTCAAGGTGAGTGCGTAAAGGGATGCTACTGGCCTTTTGGCCCCTTAAAGGGCGGGGGCCATCCCCCGCCCAATATCAACAATAATGACGCATCCCATCTTCGGCGGGACAACGCCGAAGAGGGATCATCGCCTGCGTAGGGTATCCCCAATAATAGCGCAGGCGAAGAGAGAGGAGTTAAATTTATGAGAGACTTGTACAACAATGTCAAAGCAGTTGCCGTGTTGGATCCGATCTCCTGCGCGAACGGCGATTCCAAAGAAAAAGAGCTCGATCTCGCCGGGTTCAATTCGGCGCTTATCGGCTGGCACGTCGGGCTTACCGGCTCGGCGCTTTCCGGGTCAAATTACTGGACCATGAAGCTCGAACACGCCGATGACGACGGCACCGGTGTCGCCGGCAGCTATGCCGCAGTCGAGGCAAAGGACGTGCTGGGCGTGACACCGGCAACCGGCATCATCTTTACCGTGGATGCCGATACCGAGGATAACGCCCTCTATAGCTGCGGATATGTCGGTGGCAAGCGCTTTATCAAGATCACGATCGCGGAAACCGGCACCGGGCCCACGATCCCGCTGTCGGCGTTTGTGATCAAGGGGCATCCCCAGGATGCGCCGCCGATCGCCTGACCTTGATTTAAGAATCTGAATGAAGGCATCTCGCCAAAGATGCCCCTTGGGCACTTTGGCTGGATAATCCGTGCTTTAAATAGCTACTCGCTGGGAGGGTTACTCCGCCCTCCCAGCGGGGTAACCAACGGAGAAGGCCCACGTAGTTCTGAAGGATTCTTTGCGGGGTCATGAGTAGCCCACACTTCGCCGAAAAAGGCTCAGTGGGGTCATTCAGCCCGAAAGGGATCCCCTATAAGACGGGCTGAAAGAGAGGTTAAATTATGAGCGGTTTATATCAACCAAAGGTTTACAGGAAACAGGGTGGCGATGAGTTGGTTGTCGCCAGTGGCGGGAAAATTACCGTTGAAAGCGGCGGCGAACTGGATCTTGAAAGTTTCATCAACGGCGCCCCCGGAGCCGGGATATCGGGCGGGGTCGGCACCATTTTCAAGTCCAGTGTTGCCCGCATCGGGGATATTATCAGGACCTCGATTCTGATAGATCTTACCGGGCTCGGTTCATCGACGACCGATCTCGATATCATCGGCGTGGGCGCGAGCGCGGCATATCTCGGGCAGATCACCGCGGCAAAAAATGGCACGATTCTTTCCGGCAGGATGACGTGTCTGGAAGTGCCTGTCGGTGGCGCCGACGATATAGATTTGTATGCTGCTGTTGAGCCTACCGGGGTATTTGACGGCGCCATTGGGGACCTCACCGAGACGGCCCTGGTCACTGCCGGCGGCGCGTGGTCACTCGGGCTTACCAAGGCCTTGGGAGCCGTGCCCGCGGCAGATGCGTATTTATATCTGACCGGCGGCGAAGCCGGGACAGCAGCTTCCTATACGGCAGGCAAGTTCCTGATCGAGCTTGACGGGTACGAGGCGTAGTCCTGGGCGGCCTGCGGGTTGCCCATAAGTAACCATAGCGGAATACCCACTCTTCGGCAGAAAAATGCCGAAGAGGGGTCATCCCGCGCGAAAAGTATCCCCTATCGGACGCGCGGGAAGAGAGAGTGAGGTTAATAATGACCGTACAAAAAATCGGTTCAATGAATAATAGGTTCATCGGGCTTTCCACGGATACCAAGCCCACAGGCGTCAATCCCGGGGCGACCTTTTTTGAGGTCAATACCGGCTTCCTGTTCATCTACAACGGCTATGCCTGGGTCCCCAAGAGTTACATGCCGGAGACCACCATCAACTACAAGCAGATATCCCTGGCCCAGGCCGCTGCTTCATACGATGTGATGACGGCCACGGCCCAGGGGCTGTTTATCGATGCCGTGATCGTGCATGTGCCGGATGATCTCTCCGCAGTTGCGACCTTTACCGGCATCACCGTGCAGACCGATGATGTCTCGGCCATCGAGATCCTCTCTGCAGCAGCCGGGGCAAAGGCTAATTTGACGGGCAACTTCTTCCATGTATTCCGGGGGCCGAGGGTGACGGCAGTTACCAAGAAGATCCAGCTTACCATCGGCGGAGGCACCGCCGGCAGCGGCAAGATTGCCGATATCACGACCCTGTGGCGGCCTCTGGTGGCTGGTGGCTATTACTTGAACGCTTAATGTCTCCCACCTTTTTGATAAAAATATCAATGAGGTGATGTCACGAGCATGGTTTTCTCTATTGTAGAAATACAAAGGATATCATCCCGCCGAGGCGGGAGAGCGAAGTGACACGATGAAACTTAAATTAATTACCGCACCTACCGAAGAACCAATTAGTCTCCTTGAGGCCAAGCAGCATCTGCGCCTCGATTCCGGCTCCTTTGCCGATAACGTGGAATCGGTGCAATCCATTGCCCCGGGGTTAAAGGCCATCGCGGACAACTATACCACACACGTCGGCGCGGCTGTGGAGGTGTTGAATTATCAGGCCGTGGTCAATCTCGTCTCAGGCACGAATGGGGCAACGGGCACGGTGGATGTCAAGATCCAGGAGAGCAATAACGGCTCAAGCTGGGAGGATTGGGTCGATGGCGCTTTTACTCAGATCACGACGGCCAATGACAACGCTACTTATGAAAAGGCCTATACCGGCACCAAACGGTATATCCGCACCGTTGCCAAGGTGCTGCTGGCAACCTGCGAGTTCGGTACCAATATCCTGAGATACGGCATCGCCTCGACAGAGGATGCCTTGCTCGCCCGCTTGATTACCGCAGTCAGGCAGCAGGCCGAGGAGGAATGCTGGCGCCGGTTCATTACCCAGACCTGGGATTATTACCTCGATGAGTGGCCGAATAAGGACTATATCGAGCTCCCGGGGCCGCCTTTGCAAACAGGGGCAAAGCTCTATTATACGGCCTACGGCGAGGCGGAGGTGGAGTGTATTGATGTATCGGAAGATATTATCTCCGAGCCCGGCCGGCTCGTGCTCAAGACGGATTATTCTTGGCCCAGCGTGACTCTGGCTGATGTCAATCCCATCAGGATCAGATTTACCGCCGGCTATGGCCTGGCCCCAGCCGTGCCGGAAGGCATCAAGCAGGCGCTTCTGCTTATGCTCTCGGATCTCTATGAGCACCGGGGCAGCATCGTTATCGGATTGAGTGTGGCCTATATCGACAGGGCCATCGACAACCTTTTGGCCAAGTACCGGATGAATAGGATCCTGTGAGAAAAAATAATGTGGATTAGAAATAAAAGAACAGGGGAATATGAGTGTTTATCCCCAGCAGAAGCAAAATACAAAATACATCATGATAGTACGAAAGGCTGGGAAGACACACAATCGCAATATTGCACCTTATGTGGGGCAGTAAATCATAGAGAAAAGATATGTTGTCGTAGTTGTGGAAAAGTGTTGAAAAGAAGTTAAATCGTTAAACGGAGAAACGATTGAGAGCTGGGCGTCTAGATAGGCTGGTAACGCTCCAGCGGGCCATCACGACCCAGGATGCGTATGGCGAGGAGATCAAGACCTGGTCGGATATCGCCGATGTCTGGGCCGAGCGGGTGGAGTTGAGGGGCGTCGAGCGGTTCGAGGCCCAGCAGACACAGGCCCATGTCGACGCCAAGTATAGGATCAGATGGATGGCAGGCCTGACGCCGATCAATCGGCTGATAGACGCCGACGGCAGGGTTTACGATATTCAGGCGGTTTTGGAGATTGGAAGAAGGGAAGGATTAGAACTACAGGTATCTGCGTCCGTATAGTGGTTTGCAGTCGGCCCGCAAAGCGATCGAAAAAGATCGCTTCGGGGTCATCCCGCGCGCAATGTCTCCCCAATTATACGCGCGGGAAGAGAAGGGCTTGAGTTACAGGTGAGTGCACATGCTGAATGATTTAATGCGGTCCACACAACTCCCAAAAAGTCGTTGTGGGGTCATCCCGCGCGAGAGGATTCCCCAGTCATACGCGCGGGAAGAGAAGGGCTTGAGTTACAGGTGAGTGCACATGCTGAATGATTTTGAGGTAGTCCACTCTTTGGCAAAAAGCCAAAGAGGGATCACTCTGCGCGTATGGTTTCCCCTATTGGACGCGCAGACCGAGGCTCATTGATTATGGCATCACCGTCATACGGGCAGGCATTCAGTTTTCACGT